GATGGTTCTGATGTTGTAGTAGTTGTAGTAGTTGTAGTAGTAACAGGTGGAGCATTTACTAATAATTCAAATGTTTTTTCAGTTGAACCTTCTTCACCAATAGCAGTAAGTGTAAAATTATATAAATCATTTACACATTCGCCAACTAATAATCCAGATTCATTAAATGTTGTTCCATATGGCATAACTCCACCAGTCAAAACATATTTGATAGTATTAGAAGCTTCAAATTGAATTGATAATGGCATTATTGTAATTGTTATCTTAGCAGGTGTTATCCAAACAGGTAATTTTGATGCATTTTTAATAGTCAGTTCAAATTGTTTAGGAACAGAAATACCTTGTGCAATTGCATTAGAATTAAATGTATACACGCCCGGTGTTAATGTACCAGAAACAATACCATTTCCGGAACCATTTAACGATGGTGGTAAATTGCTAGTATTATATTCTGTGGCATTTGTGGCTTCTAATTGAATATTCACATTTGATGTAGATGTTAATTTTCTAGGAGTAATCCATACAGGTTTTTTAATTGCGCTGAAAACTGTTTTCCATGAAAAACCATCCCATAAAAATAATTTGTCTGAATTTGCATCATACCAAAATTGCCCTATTGTCGGTGATCTTGGTGGAATTCCACGCGATGCAAAATTTTCAAGAAGCCGTAATAAATCTTCTTGAATATATTCACCCCAATTTATTAAATCTTTACCTGTTAAGTCTAATGATGTTGTATGTTTATCAACAGTTTCATTATTAAGAATAAAAGGGGGTTTTAAACTATCATCAGACCAATTTAATGTATATGACATTTAAACCCTTCCAATTAATTCCAATTGAGAACATAATTCACCAGGTGTTAATAATCCACTTGTAATTTCTATATTAGACATTTCATAACATTTTTGATTTAAAGAAGTACAAATCATTGCTTTTGTTGTATCTTTTGTTAAAAAAGATAATCCTAATGTTTTATATCCAAATAATTTAATAATATCAATCCAACCATAATTTACAGGTTGATTTAATAAATCTAAAATTGTATTCGATGATATTTCAATATTTGATTTATGACGATAAACATGCAATTCATTATGTTCATATTGTGATAATGGAACCATTACATTTTTATCCATATCCATTTCAACAACAAATAGTCTATCATCCTGCCATAATGCAATACCTGTATGAGAAATATTTTCTTTAGTAATGTATTTAATTGCTTTACTGATTAAACTATTTCCATTAACAGCAATTGTATCTCCATTTTTAATCATTGTTCTTAACATTGAATATGAATAAAATTTATACATTTTAACTAACACTCACTGTAATTGTATATGTAATCATATAACCACGATTAGCAGTTTTTTCAACAGGTGAAAATACCATATGCGTTAGCAATAATCCATCAGATGATTTTAAACCCAATTCATCAAACATAAATGGCGCATCTGGATCAGTCGTTGTATTATCAAGAAGTGCTTGTCCATTAGGCGCATCTGATGGTATTAATGCAGTTACAATTACCATTGCAGTTGTTGCAGGAGCTGGAGATAATGTGGCCATTACAGAATTTGATAATGGTGTACCAGCTGCATTTTCATCTACATTAATGCTATATGTTTCATTATATAAAGCCGCAGATGTTCCAATAATGTTTACAGGACGGTATGAAATTTGATTTAATGAATTAATGTATGTTCCACCATTACCTAATGCCATTTGTGAAATATATCCAGTTGGTTCATGTGCTAATGCTTTTGCAATAATTAATGCCATATTTTGTGGATGAATTGCATTTGTTTTTTCTAATATTAATTTACCATCTTCAATATCATGAATTAAAACTCTACCAATTCCGTTAATATTCATTTTGTTATGCATTTATATTTCCTTAATAATTAATAGAATTATTTAACTCTTGATTGTGGTGTACCAATACATGATAACTTTGATGGATCAAAATGATCTCCAATATTAATCAAATCGAATGGCACATCATTACCATCTTCATCAATTTCAGTTAATGGTTTTCCACCTTCATCTGTAATTTCACCATAATCAATATTAACTTGTGAAATTAAATCTTTTCTTAACTCATATGGTGGTGAAATCCAAATAGGGAAATCAAATTGAAATGTCCAAATTATAGTGCGTTTATCAGTTCCAATTGGAACTTGTTCTTCATTATTAATTCCTGTCAAGGTTAATTTTGTAATTTTAGCCCAATCAAAAGGTGCATCATTGATTTGTAATTGCAAATCATAATCAAATAACATTAACAATTGTTCAAGCATTTGAAAAGCTTGATCAGTATTTGATGCATATGCTGAAAGTTCCATTTCAAGATTAAACGGAATTGCCATTACTCTACGAATAACTTGAACGTCTTGTGGATAAACTCCACCTTGTTCCATATATGATTTTCGATCTTGTAAATTAACACCATGTAATCTATCTGGTGCTAAATTTATACCATTCATATAACACGACATAATTGGTAATTGATGTGGAAGATTTTGAGTATGACGACTACCAATTGCAGCAACTACTCTATCAATTGATGCATATTGAATAGGTACTTCAATTGATGAAATTTCTCCACATCCACCTTTGCCAGTTTTTACGGTTAATCCTGTAAAAATATTAGCAAATGCCATTATGTATGATTTTATTTGTTGATTGTAATAATATTGTTTGATCATAATTTAATATCCGGATTGAATTTTGTATCTGAGTTAAGAATTTTAGCAATAGTTTGTTTATTTGATTGATATTCATAACGTTTATTTGTTTCAATTAATATCCAACGTTTCTTACTTGCATTCCATTGTAATAATCTGTCAGCAGGACGATTAGCAGCTGGTAACATTGAATATGTTTGACGATGATAATGCCCATCTTGAATATCGTTTGATGCTGGTAATTGATCTCCAACAGTAAAATCTTTCCCATCCGGTGGAATAGCATCTTCAACATATAAATCATTACCATCATATTGCCCAGGTTTACCAATTAATGGTTTACCAGACATTATGTTTGCACCATCGGCACCAGCAAATGGAACTTTTTCATTTGCGTGTTGCTTAATTGCTTCTGTTGATTTATATGCTAAGTCATTCATTAATAATCCATTTAAAAAATCATCATCTGATTTTGCTTGATTAACTTGTCCTGGTAATCCTAAAATATCACGATGTTCTGCTGATGGCATAATCGGTTGTGCATTAAATTTGAATAATGTTGGTTTCCATGTATGTGAATATCCTTCGGTACTCCAAGCAGTATCTGTAACTTCAAGCCATTTTCTTATAGGTTGTAATTTAGCATCATATTGGACTTCGCCAGGCAATTCAATAATATCTCCGACTAATATTGGTCTTCCAAGTACATTAATCATCATTGCAAAACTAGCAGTAAAAATATACGTTTGTGGTAATGAAATACCAAACTTTGCTAATTCAGTTTGAACATCTAACAAATCATATTGACATTTAAGCATTATTGACGTTCTACAATAAGAACGATCTCGGTTTTCAAGTAAGAAAAAATCTTGTATATCATCAAGATTAACAGATGTTGATTCTGCTAATTGTAATTCAACAATTTCCCATTGATAATTACCAACAATTCCATTAAACATTAATGGAACTATTCTCCATGAATTATATGCAGCAATTGAACGAATGTTTATTGTGACTAATTCAGATGTATCAGGAATATTAACAACATCAACTCTATGCCAATTAACACCATCATCTGAAGCTTCAATTCTTGCTTGTGTAATTCGATTGCTTGAATCAGAACCTTGTTTTAATCGAATAGTTCCTATTTTGTATCTAACAGGTTGAGGGGTGAAATATCGTTCTTTTGGTTCACCAATTTTGTCCCATGCTTTTTTAGTACCAAAGCAATATCCGATATATGAATTTTTTAAAACATCTTCTCCAAAATCAATTGAACGCCAACTTATATCACCAACTTTAAATGCATTAAGCAAATTAAATCCTGACGGTGTACCATTTGAAATAGGGTATCCGTTATCAGATACTAAATTCATAGTCGAACCTTGATTATGAACGCCTAATAATGGAAATATATTAACCGGACCACCAGCCGCATTTAATACTTCGGCTTGTAATGAAGCTAAGTAATCTGATTCCTTTTTTGCACATTCTGAAGTTGAATAATCAAGTGAACCAACACATAAATTTGGAGCTTCATATTTGTTTGAATTATCATATGCAAATGTTAATTCAGGATTGTTTGAACAATCATTAGCAGGTAAACAAACATCAAGAGTTTGTGTATTTTTTATATTTGGACATGTCATTTTAAATGCTCTTTTTTCAATATTAGAAATATTTAAAAAATTCAAAAAAATTCAAAAAACGCACTTTTTTCTTGTTTAAAAACAACGACTTAGAAGCGTCTTTTTTGATGAGTAAAGGTAGCCCTTTCTATTATGTTTTTATCATACTTTAG